ATACTCTGTAATACTCGTATTTGACTTTTGTTTGGCGCCGCAAATATGATTGAATGTAGATTTTTAATGTTAATCCCCGTTGCAAAGGTTTGAGAACTTGCGACAATAATCACTGGAGGATTTGGGATTTCTACTTTAGTTGGTTTCATATTTTTTACAATTTTGAAAATGCCATCTTTTCATACAACTAGCGTTAATTGATGAAAAATTACAATGTGGACAAACTATTAACTCTCTATTAGCCCATCCTTGTTTAATTTTATCAATATCTTCTTGACTTCTTCCATTTGGCCACATTTCTTTGCCAGTGTGAATATCAGATAATTTTTTCCTAGTTTCAGCCGATCGTGTCTTACCTTTAGTCTTATCGCTAATTTTCTTTTTAGTTTCCTCGGAGCACGGTTTCCGCTTTATTCCAGTTTGCCATTCAGATAATTTTCTACGATGTTCGTCTGAAAATATAACACCCTTTTTAGATTCACTTATTTTTTGCTTAACTTCGTCTGTCCTAGCTTTACCCAATAAAGCTTTTCGTATTGCATTATTTCGCTTTTTCTTTACAGACTCATCAATGATAAAATCGCCCATCGGATTACCTTTATTTAGAAATTTGGGATCATGCATTATTTTCATTCGTCTAATCACTTTAGATTCCCAGCTTTTTGCCGATTTTGAATCGCTAAATGTTTTTCTGATTTCAATTACATCGGGCTTACCGTTTTCCAAAACAAAATCTTTTACATATGATGAAGATGAAAAATATGTAACCCATAGCTCATCGGGATGACAACCACATTCATACACGCAATATGCTTTAGATGCAGTACGAACTCCATAATACCAAACATTTAATTTTGACCACCCAATAAGATACGTATATGGAGTGTAAGTGTGAAGCATATTGATATTTATACTTTCGATGATATCCACTTTTCATCAATATCATCATCTGTAGTAATAGATTTTGCTTTCTTAGTGGTTTTATCACTTAGCAAAACATTATCTTCGGGCTGAAGCTTTATTATTTTTTTACCAAAATGTAGTTTAACTAAATGATCATGAGCGTCGGTTAATTCACGAATCTTTTCGCGATCTGTTGTAGCTACTTCGCCGCTAACGTAAAATACATGTCGCTCTTCACCAACCGCTGCTTTAATTTTTTCGTATAGCGGCTTACCGTGCTTTTGCACAAGGTTAAACAGTACCAGTGTATTTCCGCTTAAGCTTTTTGCAAGGTTCACAATAAAGCGGTTACGACCTTCGTGTGAAACAATAGCATCAATCTCAGCTTGATATTCTAGCTTTGAAACAATCTTCCGTAACTCATCTGGGTATTTCAACACAAGACACTTGATCTTAAGGTCAGCTAATGTTTCATTATCAATAAGTTCCTTTGTTGTAATGACTTTGTGAACAGGACCAAAGTTACCAATTAGTACACGCTCATTGCATACGCTACCATCGAGTGTTCCTGTTGTGCCAATACGATACATTGAGCGTGTAAGATTGCCCATGATTGTATTAAGCGACTTAGCTTTAAACAAGTGAGCTTCGTCACCAATCGTCATACCATACATGCTAAACCAACTCTTTGGCAAATTGATTGCGCTCTGCCACGTCGTAACAATTACACGTTGCGACATACCAATCTTTTCCTTACCGCTGTAAATTCGATGTACTTCCGTTTCAACATTAAACGAATCATCATGTGAACTATATTCACCAAAGTCTTTATACATCTGTTCGACCAAAGAAGTTGTTGGAACAACGATTAACACCTTATCTTCATGTTCTTCAAGATACCAACGCATCATCAAATAAATGATCAACGACTTACCTGAACCAGTTGGGCTAATAACTAAACTACGTTTTTCGGACAGCGCATGACTGTATGCATCGAGCTGATAATCATAAGGAGTGATGCATTGTCCGCGGAAACGAATATCACGTTCAATTGCACGTGTGACCAATTCTTTCTTATCAACTTGAAAAGTATCGCGCATTGAATCATCCACGCTAACTTCATAGTTGCGTGACTGTAGGAACTTCATTGCGTCAAGAACAAGTCCATACGGCAACAGCTGCGTGCGCGCGTCAAACAGATATATTTTTCCATTCCAAAGCTTATTACGATATGCGGGCATGAACTTATAACCATCAACGAAAAAGCTGAAGTGTTCATGTAATTCCATCAATGCTCCGCGATCATCGGCATTAAAATGAACTTTGGTTTCATCAACTTTGGATATCGTTATCATCATTTTTATTTTTCCATCTTCCGCTCTTTTCCCAAAATCGCGTTTTCTTAGCTCTTTCTGATTGTTCCTCGCTTCTTTCTTTAGCAGCTTTGCTTATTTTTGCTCTCACCTCAGGACGGCATGCAACATTGTTTTCTCCTTTACATCCACATTTAGAATTGTCCCGTTTATCCATTTTACCGTCAGACCACGCCTTTTTCATTCCGGCTATCTTATTTTCAGTTGATGCTAATTTGCCAAATTTTCTCTGATTGTCTTTATCATTAAAAACACAATTGCTTCTACCTTTAGACCAGCCTTCAGGAATTAACGAATCTTTAAGTATATATTTGTCGATTTGACCATCAGTAATCCACATCTTGTTTGACACCGTATCACCACCATCTCCTTCTTCAATTTTTAAGTTAGCCCAGTCATCTGATTGTACTACATCAAATTCAATACTCTTGGAAATGGCAAACTTCTTAAAATCTTCGTATGAAGCAGTTTCATAAATTAGCTCAGTTGCTATATCATCCCCATGTTTGGCCAAATGTTTTCTCCAGCGAGTGCCAGACCCTTTATATGAAGAATATGCTTCGCCTTCGCTTCTAGTATAACATAGATATTTTAAGCCAGTTACCACATGAGTCTTAATCATTAGTTTATGAGTTTTCATGTAACTATTTATAAATAGCCAAATTCAACCGTCATTATACTCCAGCAGTGAATCGTTTAAAGTCTAAAATGTTTTTAATTACAGTGTGTCTCCAACGTAAAGTGTCAAGAATTTCTTTTAGTGTTTCAACTATGTTTTGCTGATACTCAACAACCATTTTCAATTTTACTACGTCGGAGTCAGTGTCGTAGTATATATCCATGTCGCTTTTGAGCGGTTTTGTCAGGCCGTTGAATGGATCATATGGCCAACCTTTCGCGTCCATTTCTTCTTTACTCATTTTGCCGTTGTAATACAGCCACTTGTCCTTCTTTAAGACTGCAAGTTCATGATCGCGCTTCTTTAGGCGAAGCTTAGCGTGGCTGTAGAGTTCAAGGTATTTAGCATGTAAACTCGCGCTCTTAATACTTGTCTCATCAAGATTCACTTCATCAATTTTGGAGTCAGCACCCCACATCACTAAGATATCATCTAATGTCATAATTTAATTATACAAACTCAAAACGATCATAACGAAAAGAAACATCAACGTATGCATATTCGACGTCGGACATCTGGGTATTAAACTCAACGGAACCTACGCTAGTTGGAAATGCATTTGTGAATCGCATTACTCGCGACACATTGTTATGGCTAGTCAAAAAGACCAAAGACATTTCACGAACGTCTAAAGTTTTAGATTTTGCATTAGTTAATATCCATTGATAAAGCTCATCATATACTTTAAGTTCTTCGTCAACTGCAATACGAATGCTTATTGGATCATATTGAATCTTTTCACCAGGTAGGAATCCATGTTGGTTACGATAGTGTAATTCAATTTCTGGAAGGTTAATACTTGGTAGTGTTGCTGATACCGCAAAGTATTCGGTATTTCTATAATCATTTCCGGAAATTTGCAACTTAAATCCAGTAAGCGACAGAAGATTTTTATTGGATGTTACCATAGTTGTATTTATAGACAAAAAGGGAGCTACCCTTTCGAGTAGCTCCCCATGAATATACGTTATCCGTTAAGGATTATGCAAGGTTTGCAACACCATTGTAACCAAATCCATTTGCGCCGGAAAGACCGGTAACAGTGAATGTACGGTAGTATGGGTTTGCGCTGTTGGTTCCAGTCTCGCTAGAATCTGCACCACCTGCAAATGGGTTCGCAACCATGCCGTAGCGAGTCTTGAAACCAATCTTAGGTTGGAATGTGTTAGAGTCAACTGCGCGAACCATAGTAAGTGGAACGTATGGGCAGTAGAACATACCAGCATCGTATGCGTTTGCACCCTTGTAACCTACAGTGATGTAGTCATCAGTGCTGAATGGGTCGATGAAGACCTTGAGGCGGCCGTTAAGAACACCCGCAAATACGTTACCAGTGTCATCAACGTTTAGGTTGGTGCTAAGTGCTGGAGCGTAGTTGAGAACACCAGATGCAGCAAGTGCGGAAGCAACGTTGCTGGAGCAGATGATGAAGTTACCCTTACCACGGCGTGTTGCCTTAGCAACCGCGTTGGCTTCAACATCAAGTTGGAAGCCAAGAGTCTTGAACTTTTCAACAGCCCAACGACCATCGGAGTCTTGGTCGATGTCGTAGTTACCGGAACCATTATAACCACCGGTCTTAGCCTTTAGGTTAACGGTTTCAATAACTTCACGGTTGATTTCAGCAAGGATTTCAACAGATAGGATATTAGCAAGTTCTGCTTCAGCATCAAGACCGTGAACAGCCTTGAGGTCCTGCGCAAGTTCCATGGTGTACTCAGCCTTAAGCGCACGGGTCTTTGCAGTAACCGTGGTCTTATCGACTGTGAAGCCCATTTGACCGAAACCACCTGTTGTAATAGGTGGTTCACCTGATGTCACACGACCAGTACGACCGATTTGAACAGTGCTTCCAGTGTTTGGGTCAACATAGCCGCCGTTTACACCGTTACCGGTGAGAGCTTCACCTTGAGCTGTTGTCACCTTACCAGAGAAGGTAGTATCTGGCTTGTTGAAGAGAGCTTCAGCGCTATTTGCACCGGAAGCATCCTGATATTGACTACGCATTGCGAAGATCAAACCAGTTGGCATGGTCATTGGCTGAACACCAGCAATATCATATGCAACGATGTTAGGCATTGCACGACGAACAAGGCTGATGAGAACTGGATCCCAGGTCTTGATTGCGCCAGAGCCACCGCCTACGTCGGAGCCGCCAATTGTGTTACCTTCGGTTAGGAAGGATGAGTGCGCGCGTTCTTCAGCAAGAGCTTTCTTTTGGTTCTCAAGAAGAACGGCGGTGATTGCACGACGGTAGTTATCCTTGAACTTAGGTGCGTCTGGCGCGTCAAGTACCGGTGCCCAATTTTTTTGTGCGTTATCGGAGTTAAACATAATAGTCTATTTTCTTTGTTGTTGTTTTGGGGTTTGGGAAACCGTTATCTTATAGAAGGTCGGCAGTTACTGCCTTGTTCATTCTTGATAGAGCGGTCAAATAGGATTTCATTTCAGGAGATAGGTTGTCATTCATTGACTCTCCTTCAACGATTGTTTCGGTACTGATGAAAGAATCATCGGCGCCTTCGGTTAATGTTGTATCTTCAGTTTCTTGCGAGCCGTTAAGGTAGAATTCCTTGATGGTTTGTACCTTCTTGCGATAGGTAGCTGCATCAACAAATTCAATGTCTTCAACGAGCTTTTTCAGTCTGTCGACTTGTGTATCTGCGAGACCAGTGGAAGCTTCTGTTACAATCTGTTCGCGAACAAGTGTATCAACACGGTCTGCAAGAGATTCTGCGATGCGGCTAAACTTCGCGCATTCTTCCTTTAGGTTGTTATTTTCAGCTTCAAGCTGAGCAAATAGGTCAACCTTACTGTCAGGTACGTCGACATAGTTTTCGACGAATACGGTCTTCAATGCCGAGATGAAGTTTTCGGCAAGTTGGGTGCGTAGTGAAGATTCGACTGCAACCTTGTTCTCTTCCATCCAGGATTCAACTGCATAGGTGAGATAGCTGTCAACTTGTTCTTCAAGAACGCTCTTAACGCTTTCAACTTCTTCAGACAGACGAGTCTCATACTGTTCAGACAAAGTAGCTTCGATTTCGTTAACCTTAGCAGATACTGCAGCTTCAAAAATGATAGCAGCTTTATCTTTAAATTCTTCGGTTAAACCTTCTTCGCTTTCAATTAGACGAGTGATATCTTCGGATTCAAATGATTCTTTCATGCCATACTTAGCTTTGATGATTGACTTAAGCTTTGCAGCATCAGTCTTATTTAACTTACCAGCTTTAGTAATACGACCTGGAGCACGCGATAGATCTTGTGGTCTACCATCATTTTGATTGTTTG